GGGGGATTATATTGATGAATTGGTTAAACAGCAACATAAGATACTAGAGCAGTCAAACGATATAGCAACTCTACATAGGTCTCAAGGAGCAGTAGCTACTTTGAATAAGTTAAAACATTTAAGGGATGAAGTAAATGGCATTAAGTAATCAAATGGAAATGTTTGAAGATGGTGGTCTTAAAGATGAGGGTGGCATGACGGATGAAGTATCAGGTAATGATGTACCATCAGGCTCTACACGAGAAGAAGTGAGAGATGACATACCTGCACAGTTAAGTGAAGGTGAATTTGTATTCCCTGCTGATGTGGTTAGGTTTCTTGGATTAGAAAAACTAATGCAGATGAGACAAAAAGCTAAGATGGGTTTACAGAAAATGGAAGCTATGGGTCAGATGGGTAACTCTGAAGAAGCTACTATGCCTGATGATATGCCCTTTGATTTAAATGATTTAGATATGGAAGAAGATGTTGACAATGAAGAAGATGTAGAGTATAATAAGGGTGGAGTAGTTAAAGCTGCTGTCGGTGCTTTTATGAACAAACCATATAACTATGATGAACAAATAAATCCTGTTACAGGTTTAAAGGTAAATTCTGTTAAACCATACATGCCAGCTAAAAACATCTTAGGTGCTTCAGACCCTAAAAACTTAGTAGGTGGTATACCCCAGACTAATGAGTACGGTCTTGGGTCGCAAGCAGGTATGGACTCTGAAATGTTTGAACAGAGAAGATACGTAAATGAAACTACAGGAGCAGTTAGGTTTGTCAGTTTTAATAAAGCAACAGGACAAACAACAACTAATATAAAACAATTATTAGACCAAGGTTTTATCAGGAAAGATGAAGCAATTAAAGAAGCAGCTAAGGCTGCAACACCTACTCCTACTTACAGACCGAGACCACAGGAACAAGATGATGGTCAGAGTACTTATGATGAACAACAAAGAGAAGAAGAAGAGTACGGACTAGGTGCAGGAAGAATATCATTAGGTGGGTCAAAAGATGTTGCTAAGACTAATAGATTAGGTGGTGAAGTCAGAGGTGGTTTCTTAACAAAAGATGCTGTTACATTTGGTATTTCATTTGCTAAACCGGGAAAAGATAAATTCAGCTTAGGAAAAGGTCTTGCAAGTGCTGCTCTTGGAAAACTTGGTGGTATTGGTGTATCTGCTATAGAAGCCATAAGTTATGGAAATGGTAATATACCTGAAGGTGGAACAGCAAAGTTTACAGTAAACGGTGTATCAATCGTAAAACCTTATGATGTAGCAAATGCCATACTTAAAAATCCTATGGGTGCTGAAGCAAGGGCATTAGTAGAAGAGCATAAAGATATGATGCAAAAAATTAAACTGCTATCAGAAAGTAATAAATATACTAAAAAAGAAGCACGAGAGGTAATTGAAGGAATATTTAATGGTAAAGAACTTTATGAAGAAAGCATAGCCAATAAAGAAGATGGTCCTGATAGAATAGACGATGCAATAATTACCGGTATACAAATAAAAGAACAAAGTGATTTAGATTTAGGTAAAACAAAACCTGCTGACCAAGGTGTGTATTCTTACACAGACCCCGGAACTTCTGACAATGACACTAGTGGAGGACCAGAAACTAGTGGAGGAGAAGTCAGTGTAAGTGATTCTGATTTTAGTGGATTCTACAACAAAGGTGGACTAGCAGGTAAAAAGAAATCTAAACCAAAGAAGATGAAGCTAGGTGGATTAGCTTCACGTTAATAATCCACAATATAAGGCTACTTATCCCCCAACAATAAATGGCTACGATAACCCCCAAGGAGAAGACATATGGCTGAAGAAGCTAACACTATAATGACAAAAGAAGATACACCTAAAAAAGCAATGTTTATGAATAGACCTTATTCTCAAGACGAGAGGATAAAAAAAGATGAAGAAGAATTGGCACAACTCGTTAAAGAGCAAAAAGGTGAAGGCAAGACTAGCGAGGAGGAAGTTGTTAGTGAAGCAGAACCGACTAATGCAGAAGAGAGAACTTTTAAAAAGCGATATGGTGACTTACGCAGACACACCCAAGATAAAGAAAAGCAGTTTCAACAGCAACTAGATGATTTAAAAGAGCAGTTAAATAAAGCTACTAGAAAAGAAATGAAGTTGCCTAAGTCTGATGAAGACATAGAAGCATGGGCAGCAGACTATCCTGATGTAGCTAAGATTGTTGAATCTATTGCAATGAAGAAAGCAAAAGAGCAATCAGCAGACATAGAGAGCAGATTACAAAAGATAGATGAGATGTCGGCTGATGCTCAAAAAGATAAAGCTGAAGCAGAATTAATGAGAATCCATCCTGACTTTAATGACATTAGAGATAGCGATGACTTTCACGATTGGGCAGATGAACAGCCTAAATGGGTACAGGATGCACTTTATGAGAACGACAATGATGCAAGGTCAGCAGGAAGAGCCATTGATTTATATAAGTCAGACAAAGGAATTGGCAAGGAAGTTAAGGCAAAGAGTGATAAGGGTGCTGCTATGGAAGTTAGCACGAAATCTACAAAAACTAAAGTGGATGCTACTGAGTCAAGTAAAAAGATTCTTGAGTCTAGTGTGCAAAAAATGTCTGCTCAACAGTACGAAAAACAAGCTGACACAATAATGGATGCTATAAGGTCAGGCAACTTTGTCTATGACGTATCTGGTTCAGCTAGGTAGGAGTAGACAATGACAGCACACTCAAAAATGTATGTACCTAAGAAGGATGAGGAGTATATATCACCCTTTGGTCCTTCAATGGGTTACATGAAACTAAGTCCTGCCTTTGTTAAGAAGATGAATACTTTAATGAAGATGGAGTTAGCTGACTTCTCTGACCAATTAGTTGGTAAAGTAACACAAGAGTTACAGTTTAATAAAGAGATTGAAGAACTGTGGATGAAAGAAGTATCTGCTTTTATAGCTAGATTTCATTCGTACTCAACACAGAGAAACTCTTTTGGTGTTAACAATTTAGATGCTAACAAGTATAACTATGGCATCAAGATAAACTCAGGATGGTTTGTTAGACAATACGAGCATGAATACAACCCTATTCACTTACATATAGGTTCTAGTATGTCATGTGTTGGTTATCTAGCATTACCTGAAGGCATAGAAAAAGAATGGGAAGAAGATTATAAAGACCACCATCCTGCGAATGGACACATACAGTTTGTTCACGGTACATCATCAGGTTATAATAATACAAACTTTATGGTAAAGCCACAAGTAGGAGACTTCTATATATTCCCTTCTGATTTATTTCACTGCGTATATCCGTTTAAAACAAAGGGAGAACGCAGGTCTTTTAGTGTAAACTTTAACTTTTTAGAGATGGTTAAAGAGAAAGATAAAAAGAATGTTGACAAATAGTTATTTTTAAGTATAACTATATGTAACTAAGAGTGTAACGTAACCTCATGTTTGCAAATATGAATACTTATGTTACACACACTACCAAACTTTAGAGATTACCCAATTATATAAGCCTACAACGGAATAGCTATCCTACGTACAACCTTAACTATGAATGGTCCTTATAAAGTAAATGACTAAATTATAGCACACTTTTTTGTGTGCATTTGCAAATGTTACAGGAGATTAAAATGGCATTTGGTACAGCAGGAGGTTATGGTAACCTACCTAACGGTAATTTTAGTCCTATTATTTACAGCAAACAGGTACAACTTGCGTTTCGCAAGGGTTCTGTAGTTGATGCAATCACTAATAACGATTATTTTGGTGAAATTGCAAATATGGGCGATTCCGTTAAGGTTATTAAAGAACCAGAAATCACAGTCAAGGCATATTCAAGAGGAACTACAATAACTCCTCAAGACCTTGATGATGAAGAATTTTCACTTACGATTGACAAAGCTAATTACTTTGCATTTAAAGTGGATGATATTGAGGAAGCTCATTCGCATATTAACTTTCAAGAGTTAGCATCTAATAGAGCAGCCTATAGACTAGCCGATCAATTTGACCAAGATGTACTTGGTTATATGTCAGGTTACAAGCAATCAGCAATTCACGATGCAGCTAATGCAGTCAACGCTACCGTTAATGGTACTGTTGCTGTTGCAACTGCTGGTACTGACGAACTGTTGGATTCCATGCAACTAGACTCTGCAACTTTTGGTGGTACAGCAGCCGATGCTATTACTATTCAGCCAAGGATGCCGGGTGCAACTGACTCAACTCCTGCCGTAGGTGATACATTCCCATTGACTCTAATAGCTAGAATGTCTAGACTAATGGATCAACAGAATGTTGACACTAATGGTAGATGGTTGGTATTAGACCCTGTATTTCTTGAAGTACTAAAAGATGAAGACTCAAGACTATTCCAATCTGATTGGGGTGGAAGTGGACTTCAAAATGGTTTAGTAATGAATAGCTTGCATGGGTTTAAGATATATCAGTCTAATAATCTTCCAAGTTTAGGAACAGGACCTGCAACAACAGGTGCTAATAGTTCTTCAAACTTTGGTGTTATTGTAGCTGGTCACTCATCATCCATAGCTACTGCCGAGCAAATCAACAAGACAGAGACTTATAGAGACCCTGATTCTTTTGCTGATATTGTTCGTGGTATGCATTTGTATGGCAGAAAGATTCTTCGCCCTGAAGCAATCTGTACTGCTATGTATCACTTAGCATAGGGAGATTGATTTATGTCAACTTTAAATTTAACTATACCTACTAGAGGAAATCACCCTAGAGGTAGAAAACCCTATCAAATTCAGAATACTATTGATATAGCTGTTGCTACTACAGCCAAGGGTACTGCCCTAGCTTCTAGTGATGTATATCAATGTCTCAATATTCCTGCTGAATCAGTAATTTTACATGCAGGTTTGCAAGTAGTTACTGCTCTAACAGGTACATCATCTGATACTGCTTATGATTTAGGTATCACAGGTGGAGATGTTGACAACTTTGTTGATGGTTTTGATGCCGATGGTGCTGCAGCTTTAGCTTATGCTCCTACTTCAGCAGCTTATGCTCCTGTCTTAGTACCTGCAGCTGATACTCTAGATATACTTGTAGCAGCTCAAACTGGAACTACATTAACTGGAACTATAAGAGTGTTCGCAACTCTTATGGATATCAGTGATGCTGGTGACATGGCGGCTAATGAAGTAGATAGAGATACTTTAGCTTAACTTATATATGAGAGAGCAGGGCAACTTGCTCTTTCATTTTACTTAGGAATTAACATGGCAGAAACTTACCTAACACTTACAAATAAAGTCATAGCAAGGTTGAACGAGGTTGCATTAACTTCGGCAACCTTTTCTAGTGCTAGGGGTATACAAGTTCAATGCCAAAATGCAGTTAATGAATCAATTAGATTTGTCAATCAGAGAGAGTTTAATTATCCATTTAATCATGCAACAGAAACTAAAATAGTAACAGCAGGTGTGGTTAGATATTCATTACCTACATCTACTAAAACAGTAGACTATAATACATTTAGAATTGTAAAAGACTCTACGTTAGGTAACAATGGATATAAACTAAGTTTGCTAGATTATAATGATTATGTTAACAGAGTTATAAATCAAGAAGATGAGATAGAAGCAACTACAACAACTACTACCCATACAGATAGTATTACAACTATAACAGTCGCTAGTACTACAGGATTTGATGCTGTGGGTACTATTATAATAGGTAATGAAAGTATTAACTATACAGCTATTGGTTCTAGTACTACCTTTACAGGATGTACAAGAGGAAGCAACGCTATAGCAATTTTAAGTGGTGTTACTGTAACACAATTTAATAATGGTGGTGTTCCTGAGTTTGTGGTTAGAACTCCTGATAACAATTATCTTTTGTATCCCTTTCCAGATAAATCATACTCCATA